CGTTAACCCCTTTTCTTCAACAGAGAGCAACGGAGCGAAAGATGAAAGAAACCACCGCGGTCTCAGTGCCGCATGTCTACACAGCCATCTCAGCAGTGATGGATGAGATCGGCAAAGCCGGCATCTCAAAGGACCGCAAGAACGATCAGCAGGGCTACAACTTCCGTGGCATTGATGATGTGTACAACGCCATGGCTCCCATCTTGGCGAAGAACCAGTTGTGCATCCTGCCCTTTGTCCGCAGTCGTGAAGTGACCGAGCGTCAAACCCAGCGTGGTGGCGTCTTGTTCTATGTCACCGTGGCGGTGGACTTCAACTTGGTGTCAGCCAAGGATGGCTCGAGCCACATCATCAGCGTGGTGGGCGAGGCTATGGACAGTGGCGACAAGGCCACCAACAAGGCGATGTCAGCCGCCTACAAGTACGCATGCATGCAAGCGTTCTGCATCCCCACAGAGGGCGATAACGACGCTGACAAGACAACCCATACCGACATCAAGCCCAAGGCTGAACGCGCCCCTGTGCGCCAGATTCAGACCCCTATGGGTCCCATTGATGCACCAGACCCCAGCGCCAAGGTTGGTGCTGATGAACTCAAAGCAATCACGAAGCTAGCCGCAGAAGCTGGCGTTGACTTGCAGAAGATTGCTGACGCATACGGCGTGGCGAACATCGAGGCATTGCCCAAGATCAACACCGCCGCAGTCGTCTCAAAGCTGCAAGAAAAAATCGCCGCCGCCAAAGTCGCGGCATAAGTAGAAACGCGTACACAACCTGGAGTAACCATGTCCGCAACTTACAACAACCAAATCGAAATCGTCATCTTCCAAAACAACAAGCGCAAGTCTGACAAAGCGCCGCATGAAACAGGCACGGTCACCTTTCCTGACGGCACGAAGTATGAAGTCGCCATCTGGAACAAGGTCAGCAAGAACGGCAACCCCTTCAAGTCTGGCGTGTTGAAACTGGACACAGGCAAGTTCAGCCAGAACCGCAATGAACCCAACAGCGATGCCGGCGGCTACGCACCAGCCAAGGTGGACTTCTGATGGACCGAGTGCAGTACCGCAAGGCTGTGCGTGAGCGTGTAAACGCACAGGAAAAGTTGGTGGCCAAGCGCTTGGGTATGCCCAAGGGTTTGCGCCAGTATTTCAAACGACTTGGTGTTTCGCCTTCGACCGTGTTGGCTGAGTACCGCAAGACGGCGTACATCGCATGAGCAACCTGACCAACATCCACGGGTTGCCAGACGCCTTGGTCAACGCCGTGAAGAATGACCCTTACACCGGTGGGGGTGACATCTCCGTGACCAAGCTGATTGATGCACCAAGACGGCGCACTCTCAACCGCCAGTTCAAAGAGTTCGTGGTTGAGGATGTGTCCGAGCGCATCTGGTCCCTGCTTGGCCAGGCTGTCCACACCGTATTAGAGCGTTCAGAAACAACGGCTTTGGTGGAGGAGCGCCTGTACGCCGAGGTCAATGGCTGGCGAGTGAGCGGTCAGTTCGACCGTATCACTGTTGCCGATGGGGTTATGCAGGATTGGAAGCTGACCACCACCTACAAGGCTGACGGTGACAAGGGCTGGGAGCGTCAACTGAACCTGTTGCGCTGGCTTGCTCATAAAAATGACATACAGGTTGAGAAGCTGCAAGTCGTCGCCATCTTCCGCGATTGGAAGAAGGGCGAGGCCCAGCGTAAGCCAGAGTACCCACAGCGCAATGTCATGGTGATTGACTTGCCAGTGTGGTCTTTGGAGGAGGCGCAGAAATACGCCGAAGAGCGTGTCGGACTTCATCAGCTATCTGATGCGGGTGAAGAAGTCGAGTGCACCGAGGAAGAGCGTTGGTACTCAGGGACAACCTATGCCCTGATGAAAGAGGGAGGCAAGCGAGCCAAGAAGGTGGAGGACACCCTCGAGGCTCTTGGCGAAATCCCATCAGGTCATTACGTTGAGGAGCGACCTGGCACCAACCGGCGGTGTGAAGGTTATTGCGAAGTGGCTCCGTTCTGTAAGCAATACCAAGCGTGGAAGAAAGCCAACTCAGAGACGGAGGTAACAACAAATGATGTCGATTTTTGAGGCCGCCGAATATCTCGGCGTAAGCGTGTTTTCACTTCGCAAGCTAGCTCGCGAAAAGAAAATTCCAGCAGGTAAGGTGGGGCGTCAGTGGCGTTTTCGCAAGGACGACCTCGACTCTTTCATCCGCAGTCAGTACGGAGGTGAAGATGCTGTCGCCGTCTAACCCATTAGACATTCAGGTGGGTGGCGGTCACTACAAAGGCAAGGCGATTCAACCCGTGGAGTACATCCACGCGAACAACCTTAACTTTTTAGAAGGCTGCATCGTCAAGCGCATCACTCGCTGGCGCAACAAGCCCACAGCAAAGCGCTTCGAGGACCTAGAAAAAATCAAACACGAAGTCGATCTTTTGATCGAGATGGAAACGAGGTACAACAAACATGAATAACTTTCAACGCACCTCTGC